CTTTAACATTTGTAGTTCTATTTCTCTAGTGTAATAACATTCAGAGTTTTTATATACAAAGGCCCTTGTAATTTCACTAATAGGTTGGCCACTAGCTCTAATGCCGTACTTAGCTAGTGATGCCAATATTGGGCATCCTGGGTATTCATATAGCATTGATAATGCTTTGCTCAATAAAAGTTTGTCTCTTACCTTTTTCGGCACTCTTCTGTATTTATCTGCTGCGGTCCATCCGAAACACACGGCTGCCGCGATTGGGTCAGTCACATTATGTAACACATCAGGATCGAACACATTCCCACAAAAGGATGCTTCTGATATACTGTTTGGTCTTTCAAACTTTATTTTTGCGCCTAATTCTCTATATGTTGCTTCATTTGGCATAATATTGCAACCCACTATTCCATCATCTCCTTCAAAAAATCCATCAACTTTTTCCATGTCATTACCGGCATCACTTAATATAAACATTGTCATCAAGAAATTCATCAATCCATTACCACAAGAGGTATTCATTTCTCCCGACATTCTCTTGGCTTGAACTTTAGCCGTGAAGTTTTTGAAATCTATTATATTAGTTCCACCTAGCATTCTTATTAATTCCATTAACTCTTTTGCTTTTGGGTGGTCACCTAAAGTCCATTCATAAAACTCATGTTCTATTCTCATTAATTCGCTAACGAACGTGCTTTCAAAAGCACTAAAATCTGTACAAAATATATATTCAAACTTCTTATAAAGTTTATCCATTATTGCCTGGGCTCTTTCTGTCACTGGTATTGTCTTAATGAACCATTTTGTGTGAAACAACTTCTTACCTAATTTGGCGAAGAAAGGTCCTATTCTGCATTTAAAGTCGTCACTGCGACTATATATTCCCCTGAGTTGTTTTGCTTCTGCATACCTTTCTTTTTTGATGAACGCTTTAATTTTATTACACACTTTTTCATATTTGCCTTGTTCATACACTGCTCTTAGTTGTTTCTTTCTCCATTCTTCATATGGGGCTTCTTCAATCCAATCCTCAAACTCAAATTCATCAGCTACATTGAATCTTAAATCTGTTAAATATTTACTTCTGAATCTTTTTACAAAACGTTTGAATCTTCTCAAAGTCACTCTATTTATTGGCGGCATTTCTGCTGCAACACGCTTAGTCATCTGCGCTAATTGCGATGGTCCGTGGTAGAAGTCTGGGCTTGGCATTGTGGCGCCACGCACATGACAACCTAAACTCACGTAGGCGGGTTTCCTATTTTCATTATAAAAATCAGGACGAATTTTAGTTACTCGAAAAGATGGATCGGGTCTCTCATTTGCTAAATTTAGACCAGCATTCAATTCCGCTGGTCTATAGCCGAATTGTATTTTTATTAATGAGAGACAGCGAG